CCTTTATTATTTCTGTACCATTTTTCAAATTCTTCTTCTGTCTTTGCAGGTATATAGACTACAGTACCATCACCTAGCTTAGTCATATGTACGTCTCCGTTCATACCAATCTCTTTAGATTTTTTGACGGCAGCTTCCTTGTCTGTAAATACATAGTCTTCCATTGGCCCAGCAGATGCCTTGCCTTTATAGACTAAGACTACTCCACCCTTCTTATAAAAACCTTTTCTTGTGAATGTGAACATCTCACCAGTCTTTGGGTTTTCATATCTATACGCAGATTGTGCCATCATACGTCTTACAAAAGAGCCACAAAAAGAACGAAAGTAATCTTCGTACTTATTCATTATAATATTACCTTTGCTTCGCCTTCTAGCAAGTAACGTGGGCGACCACCATTGTCAACACGCTGTTCGCTAGTGTCAATACCGAAGTGATTAAATAGAGTTGCTTGTAGGTCAAGAGGGCCGACTGGGTTTTCGGTCGGGTTGTAAGACCTGTAAGATTCGCCAATGGTTCTTCCTGACTCGTAGCTTCCACCAGCCATCATCATCGGCGTAATAGCAGGCCAGTGGTCACGGCCAGCGTTAGCGTTTATCTTTGTTCTACCAAATTCGCCTGTGACAACTACCAGAACATTTTCATTTAAGCCTCTATCCCAAATGTCTTGGAATAATCCTGACAGTGCCTTGTCAATAGGTGATACTCTTGTTTTTAGAGCGCTAGATATATTGCTATGCATATCCCATCCACCGTAGTGCAATGTGACAAACTTAGTTCCATACTCAACAAGCCTTCTTGCTAGTATCATTTGCTCGCCAATATCTTTTGCTTTGGTCGATCCATAAAGAGCCTTAGTCTCTTCTGTTTCTTTATCTAAATTAAATGCTTCTTTAGCAGAGCCGAGGATGACATCATATGCCTGACCTTTGTAGAAGTCTACGGACTCAGCGCCCTTACTTGACACCGATGCTCCATCAAGGCCTCTCAGTAGAGCTTTTCTCGTTGAGAACCTGTCTACTTCAATTCTTGGTGTGAGGTTGTCTTTGTTGGATGGGTCGAAAGGTTTGTAAGCCCCTCCTAACCAAGCGCCTTCATCACCCTCAATCTTCCCCTGCTTAACATAGGTTGGGACACCGTTCTGTTCGTTGTTGGCTCCGTAGTATGCTGAGATGATCGAGCCAAACGATGGGTACTTTGTAATAGAGGTAGTTGTTCTCTCTGGGTTGTAATGCCCAGTCATCATAAAGTGTGTACCCTGTCTGTGAGATGAGTCTTTATGACTAAAAGAATTAATTACATTAAGTTTAGAAGTGTGCTTTGATAGCTGTTGCCAATCAGAACCTAAAGTAATATTAGTTTTAGGATCATGTATAGCACCATTTATAGGTTGCCATTCAGTTGGGACTGTATCATTCGGGGCGTGGAAGGTTTCAAATTGAGTTGGGCCTCCTCCTAGCCAGACCCAGATAACTGACTTATCTTGGATTGATAGGTCTTGAGATGCCATTGCTGCGTCAGATAGTCCGACAGCCGAGAGACTAGCTCCAATACCACCAACTCTTAAAAATTCCCTGCGATTGAAGATAAAGTCTAACATTTTTCCTCCCTTATTTTGTCATGGACTCCCAGATACCATCAGACCAAGACTCTCCACTACTTTGTGAATTATCGCCTATTACCCAGATTAAACCGAATACAAAGCCCATTAATGCGCCAAAAGAAATAATCATATTATATTATACACCTTATTCGGACTTGTTGTAGTGTTTATTTAGCATTTCTAGTCGATCTTCGGCATCAGCCAGAGCTGACAGTGCCTCGTCGAGATTTGCAGTGAAGTCGCCAGTTGAGTGATCTCCAATGCCAACAGGCTTCTCTATTAGCAAAGATAGAGACATTAGTGCCGCATTTTTATCCGTTAATGCCTTATTAAATAGGTAATCAATAGCATAAGTTTTGTTCATAGTATTCTCCAGTGTGATAAAAAAACAGTACCTCCTGTAGGATTTGAACCCACGACCTACGGATTAGAAGTCCGTTGCTCTATCCAGCTGAGCTAAGGAGGCGTAAGGGAAGTGCCAAGAGCCAGCATATAGCCAGCCCTCAGCACATCGAGGGGGGATTTCTAACTCAATATCCTTATAATTATATCTTCAGCACTGATAGATTCATCAAAATTGTTGTTAAACATATTGACAGCTTCAGACTTTTTATACCCAAGTCCAATTAGAGCAGAGACAACTGTATCAAATACACCATCATCTAACTTAGGGGGATTGGTTTTAACAGATGAGAAACTAGCGTTGACTTTGACATCTTCGATAGTCTCAAGATGAAGTTGTTCGTCGCAGAAGCAAAGTATGCCTGCCGGAAAAACTGTTTCTTCAATACTCTGTTGCCATTCTGCTCCGCATTTTGGACATGTGTATACAGGATACACTTCGTAGTAAGACGGTTTTAGCTTGTTCATGTTTATCATTATACCATATGTATCGGATGGAGTCAATGACAAACTTTAATAAAAAAAGAATTATTTACCTGAACTTCCGAAGCCTCCATCGCCTCGATCTGTATCTTCCAGAGACTCAACTTCCTCTAGCTCAAAGGGAATAGCGTCTTGAAAAATCATTTGTGCAACCCTGTCGCCCATCTTAACGTGATAGACACTGCTTGAGTTGTTATGTAGGCAGACCTTCACATGGCCTCTGTAGCCTGAGTCTATGACCCCTGCGTGCCTGTGGATGCCTTTGACGCCCATTGATGATCTGTCCCATATAAGGCCGACAGTATCTTTAGGTATAGACATAGAAATCCCAGTCGATACTAGGACAGTTGCCCCACAAGGTATTGCTACTTCTTCTGTAGAATATAAATCATATCCTGCGTCAGTATCATTTGCTCTAGTTGGCAACTTAGCATTGCTGAGAATCTTTTTAATCTGAATCTTCTTCATTGACTTTTGGTTTCCTATAAGGCATGAGTCTTTCACGAAATT